GATTTCTTTGCAGCCTCTTCTGTTGTTTTCCAATACTTAGCAATGTCTTTCCAATAACTACCTGGTTCATCAACGTTTAATGGTCCATAGTTAAAATTCTTAATTGTAGCATCACGGTTTTTAGTATTGACTTCTAAATCTTGTGTAGCGGTTGGACAGGATTTTTCTTCCTTAAGCCTTTTCATTAAATCGGCTATTTTTGCAAGAGTTTCTTTATCCTTTTTATTAATGCTTTTATTCTTACGATCTTTTTCAATTGCCTTTAAAGTACGTGCGTAGTTTAAGGTTGATTCTCCTAGTACAGCATCGACGCTATCACTTGGAACTAGTGAGGGATTACCTTTCATTTGTTTAATCCCTTTCTTAATCGCTTCGGCAGAGTTACGCGCTTTTACATCAACCGTTTGTCCTTTAAAGAGCTTACCAGCTTTCTTAGTAATAGTAACTGTCCAAAACTTAACTGCTTCTTCAAGTTCAATGGATTCAGATTTACGAGCTTTAGCTGCTAAATCTTTATCTGCGCCACCCCAAGTGCCTTTACTCTTTGTGATAAATGAATTAACCCGAGCATATGCCCATTGATGAGGTGTTGCACCTGGTCTATGGCCTGTTTTCCATGCGGCCATTCCACGATTAAACACCTGTTTTAAAATTCCATAAGGTATGCCTGATTTTTCTGACTTTTTCTTCAACCCAGCAAGTTGCTTTTCGTTAATCATTTCATTCATCCAATCAGAACCTGCACCCATGTATTTGTTATTAATTGGATCCCACTCTATTTCAGCAATTGTTTTATCTTCAGCGTATAAATTGTATCCTCTTACATCTTCGGTATCTTGTAACTTTTTAATAAATTTTTCTGCAGATGTTTGGTTCTTAAAAGACTTTTTCATTTTTTTACCATTCCACAATTCAACCTGTGCAATTACTTTTAAAGTTTTTTCGTATAAAGCATACGCCTCTTTAATAGCAGATGGTTTAGTAAAATCTACGTCTTCATAAATAAAATCTTCGTCAAATTCGCTTAAGACTATTTGACACTGCTTTATTAATCTTTCTTTTTTAATCATATTTCCCATCAAATTATAATTCTATTTATACGTTTTCTATCCTCCAAACTCGTGTCCTGCAACTCTTTTCATTTGTTTTACAAATTCTTTGTAGTCTGGTTTTTTCTTATAGAGTTTAATTGATATTTCATTGCGTTCTTTCCCTTTAATACGCCATTTGAAACCCTTTTCTAAATGTTCAGGCTTAGTCGTTTTTACAACTCTACGTTTAAACCCGTCTTCCCACTTTTCACCTTTATACTTACCTTCACCTTCTTCTACTTGGCCGGGTGTATCTTTTTTATATTTTTTAGCAAGTTTATCTGTTCCAATATCTAAAGCTTCATTTTTAGATTTAGTAATAGCTTTTAATTTTTCTAAATGTGCTGACCAAATTTTATATGCCGCTTTGATGTTCTTTTTCTTTTCAGGATCTTTAGTTCTACCAATTGCAACCTTTGCTCTTTGTTGCATAACTAAAGTTGCTTGAACTTTATGCGCGTGCGTTCTATCTGATTTAGTAATTATTCCAATGCCTTTATTTGCGGTTTCAGCATCTTTAAACCCTAATCCTTTAATAGTATCTTTTGGATCTTCATCAGTGTATAAATCTGAGTGTGATGATGAACCTGTGTGCTGACCTTTTTTGCGAGGTGTTCTTTTATCAGCCTCTACAAATTCGCCAAACTTTTTACGATAAGCAATTGTATGTTTCGAAAGTTTTGTTTTTGCTCTTGCATCACCAGGCGCGGGCTTATACGCATTTGGATCGTCATCATCTAATTTAGCTTGTTTGTTGAACTGTGCTTGGCGTTTAGCTTTAGTTGACTTGGATAAACCTTTACCATAAGCCTTATTCAATTTTTCTGTCAAAGTTTGAATAAAATACTTGTCACCTTCTTCATCTATAATAAAATTAGATTTACGTTCTTTAATAACTATTGGCACTTCACCAACGTATGCAGTATCACCTACATTAAAAATTTCACCGGCAATATAGCGTTCACGCTTTTCTGAAAGAGATGGTAGCTCAATATGTTCTCGGAAATTACTTTTCTCCTTTAGACCCATTCTTTTACGAAGTAAATTGAACAATGTCATACCTTTACCATAACCTTTTGGTATACCCATCATAAATGATTTGAAGTCTCCATCTATTGCGGCTTGTCTCATTTTAGACGCACTCATGCCAGTTACACCTTCAGCATCGGGATCACGTTCACCAGCAGATACTACATCGATACCATCTTTAAAATTGTAGAAACCATGCCGCCCTTTAGCACCATTGTAGGCCGTAAGTAATTTTTGGAATTCTTTTATGCGGTCTGAGCCGACTACCATAGTGATTTTAGTAAATCCTTGATCATGCAAAATAGATGCAATATGCAATGCGGTCTTAGCATTTTTATCTTCAACAATGTTTCGGCCGTGATTAGGAAACATTTTACGCATCACTTTAATCTTTTCTTTATATTCTAAAGGATTCTTTTTAGGATCACTGGATTGAGATGCATAGATACGATAGTCATTGCCAATTGCTGCAGCTGCGACTTTTGCCAACAGTTTACCATGACCAATAGTGGGTGGATTAAAGCGACCAAAAGTAAAGACTACCTCTCGCTTTTTCTCTTCATTAAACTGTTTAAATGATTTCATTATTTTCTTTTCGCCAACGTAATCTTGCGTTTATAAGGACCGCTTGCCATTTTCTCTTCTACTTGCACAAGCGTACGAATCTTTGCTTGTAAAGGAGATTCTAAATCGCTTTTAGTAATTTTTCCAATTACGCTATAAAGTCCTTTATAATTACCTCTCTTTGCGAGCTTTTCTAAATCTTTAAGTTGACGTTCTACTTCCTTTTTAAGACTTTGATATGTGTATTTAGCTAATCCAACTACAACAACTGCGGGATCTTCAGGGTTTGAAATTGTCTGAGGGTCAGACATATCAATATAGCCAGAAACTTCTGCTTTAGTTCTAGCTTCTTTTAATACGCTTATTGCTCGGTTTATCGTTCCCATCCTTTTATTACATCCTTTGAAAAATTGTTCATTGAAAATTCCATCCGATCAACTAATTTGACTGCGCCTCCTTGATTATCAATGGCAACAAATCCCTCAGAACCAGTAACTTTAAATCCATTACGAGTTCTAACGAATGTATCAATTTGTTTGACCTTATCAAGTTTATTTATAATAATTAATTTAGCATCAACTATTGCATTCATAAGCTGAAACATTAAGTCAAGGTTTTTCTTATTTTCTTTTGAGAAAAATTTCATTTCTTCTTCTTGCTTTTTTAACACCGCAAGTTTACCTTTATCACTTTTACGCTTTTCGTATTCTTTCTTATACTTTTCATTAAACCATTTTATTAAATCTTGTACATGTTTAGAAGTACTTGAAATACGCTCACCTTTGCGAACAAGCGTGTTATTGAAAGTTTCAATTTTGACTGAAAGATCTAAGTTGTTTTCAAGTTCAGTTAATGTCGTAGATTTAATTTTTTGAAATATTTTCCCTGCTTTTGAAAGCGCTTCAGTTACTTCATCGGTATCAACTTTTGTCAAGGTTGCAGTTCCAGAAACGTCTTTGTATTCAGCATCTTGATACCAAACGGTGGGCTTTTGTTTTAAGCCTTTAAGGTTTACACCAAAGGATGCTTTCATTGATGCAAAATCTTTACCTTTGTAAGTAGTATGCCACACTACGCCAAGATTTGCTTTTACTATTGTCTTTGCTAAATTTGATTTAGCAGGAACTGCGTAAACAATCGTATTAGGTTGAAACGTAATCATTTTTTCGCCGTCGATGGATTCGCTATTTAAGTCACCTTTAGTAAACATTATATCGCCTTGAATCACATCTTTAATTCCAAGATCTTTTAATTCGTTAAATGCTATAACTAACTTTTCTGCAAGATCACCAGATGTGTCTGCGCGGACCTCAGCTTCGGACTTATACACTTTGGGATCTTTATTGAAAATGCCTTTTTTTGCAACAAAGAATTGCCCATCGCTAGGATCAATACCAGCAAAAACTGCAGGAGCGCCATCCCATTTAACTGTAACATTTGTAGATGAATTAGTATTTCCTGCAAGCATATCTCTTAATGAACGTAGTGCAAATATTGCTTCTCTTGCTCCTTTCACTCCAGCATAGATAACGCGGTCTTCAATGTGCGTCATATGCACATTCTTTCCAGCCTTTGCTGCTTCTAAAACTTCAATATATGAACTAAATGATCTCATTTTTTCAATAAGTCTGTTACTGATTTACCTTTTTCCCAAAATTTACAAGACCAATAACGTGCTTTCCATTTTGGTCCAGGATTTTTATCACACTGATGACGTGCTCTAAAGTTTTTTAAGCGGCCTGGGTCATCACGTTTAATTTCCATATTAGGATCTCCAAACCCAAGCTTAATTATATTTCCTTTTTCGTTTTTAACGTAAACATAAAACTTTTTCTTTCCGTCATTACCGCGGAATGGCTTATTGAGATTAACCTTTCTACCTTTGTATTCGGCTTCTTCAATTTCTATAAATTCTTTAAACGTTTTCATTATTCGTAAATTTTTACATAAGCTGAAGAATCTTCAGTCTTACTTCCTGCGTAGTTAATTAGTTTAGTGATCCAACGATTAGTTTTTCTTCCGCCAAAACGTTCAACTGCTTCGATCATATAAAGTGTACCAAGCTTAGCGTGAATCCAAGGGCCATCTTTTGTTTTAATATTTTTATCAAAATCTTTACGAGATGTTCCTTCGACTTTCTCCATTAGCTTAAACAATTTTTCTGATTCTTTTTTATCACCTTTTGCAATTTTTTGTGCGGAACGCTTGATTGTTTTAATTTCAGGAAGTACAATTCGTAAAGTTTGTTTAGCAGAATCTTTAATATATCCCCAACCAACTCCTCCGCCTCGAGCTGTCTTACCTTCAATTTCTGCTTTAATAGAACCATATGCGCTATTGTCTTTAATCATTAAATAGCCATCATCAT